GTCACGGATTACTGACAACCCTTACTTGATGGGAACCGGCTATATGGCAACGCTGCAATCACTGCCTGAGCCTTTGCGCTCGCAGATGCTGCATGGCGACTTTGCGGCAGGGCTGGAAGATGATGCGTTCCAGGTGATCCCGTCCGCCTGGGTGATTGCGGCACAAGACCGCTGGCAGGCGCGCAGCCGCAAAGAGCCGATGGACTCTATGGGGGTCGATGTGGCGCGCGGTGGGCGGGATGAAACCGTGATTGCACGCCGTCATGGGGCGTGGTTTGACGATCTGGTGATACATCCGGGGTCAGCCTCGCCCGATGGGCCGACGGTGGCCGCCCAGGTGATGGCGGCGCGGCGCGATCAGGCCCCGGTTCATATTGATGTGGTGGGGTGGGGGGCGAGCCCGTTTGACTTTTTGCGTTCGAATGGCATTCAGACTTTGGGGGTCAATGGGGCGGAAAAGTCCTTGGGGCTGACCGCTGACGGGGCGTTGAAGCTGGTCAACCGGCGGGCCGAAGTCTGGTGGAGACTGCGCGAGGCGCTGGACCCGATGAACCCGCAGCCCTTGGCTTTGCCGCAAGATCGGCAGTTGCGGGCCGACCTCTGCGCGCCGACTTGGCGGCTGACCCCGCAGGGGATTTTGCTGGAAAGCAAGCAAGAGATTATCGCGCGCCTGGGGCGGTCCCCCGACCGGGGCGATGCGGTGGCTTTGGCGTTGATCGCAACGCCGAAACGGCAGGCTGCGGGCGGGGCTCCGGCCTTTGCAGTGGGGGAGTTTGACCCCTTGAGCAGCATTTAAAGCACAGAGAGGTAATCATGGATCGCACGGAAACCGTGCTGGGCAGCGGCTCAGCGGCGGGGTTTTGGCCTGGGCGCTTTCGCCTGGGTGGCGTCGGGGTCGGGCTGGGGGTGGTCTTTGCCCCTGCCGATGAGGGGGCGGGCGGTGGTGGTGGTGAAGCTGCGCCCGCTGTCCAGGCCTCGGCGGGTGAGGGCACAGCGCAGGCCGAGGACGGCACGGAAAAGCCCGCCGAGGCCAAGCCGCCGGGGTCGTTGCTGACCGATGCCGCCGAGGAGAAAGGCGGTGAGGCGGACAAGGAGAGCGAGGCCGCCAAAGAGCCTATCGTTTATGACGACTTCACCGCGCCCGAGGGCTTGGACCTGTCGGGCCCGACGATGGACGCCTTTAAGGCGCTGGCCGCCGAGCACGGGCTAAGCCAGCAGGCCGCCCAAAGCATGGTTGATCTGCATGCGCAGACCGTCGCCGCACAAGCCGAGGCGCAGGCCGCCCTAATCCAGGGCTGGGCCGATGATGCCAAGGCAGACAAGGAATTCGGCGGGGCTGCGTTTGACGCCAGCATGGGAGCAGCGCGCAAAGCCTTGCAGGCTTATGGCTCGCCGGAGCTGTCCCAACTGCTGGCCCAGAGCGGGTTCGGCAATCACCCCGAAGTGATCCGCGCCTTTTATCGGATTGGCAAAACCCTGGGCGAGGACGGGAAAGCCCCTGCCGCGTCTTCCGCTGCCGCTGGGGGCCAAGAGGCCGTATTGCGGAAAATGTACCCCTCTCATTACAAGGACTAAAAAACGATGGCTGTTCTTTCTAACAACCCGACTTTGGCCGATCTTTCGGTGGCGACCGGCCCCGATGGGAAGGTGGAGCCGGTGGTAGAAATCCTGTCCGAGGTCAACGAGATTTTGGACGATATGACGTGGCAGGAAGGCAACCTGCCCACCGGACATCGCACCACCATTCGGTCGGGCTTGCCGTCCCCGACTTGGCGTAAGCTGTATGGGGGCGTGCAGCCCAGCAAGTCGAGCCGGGTGCAGGTCACTGATAGCTGCGGCATGTTGGAAGCCTATGCCGAAGTCGATCAGGCCTTGGCAGACCTCAATGGCAACACGGCGGCCTTTCGGCTGTCCGAGGACAAAGCCCATATCGAGGGCATGAGCCAGGAAATGGCTTCGACCCTGTTCTATGGCAATGAAAAGTCCATGCCCGAGGCCTTTACCGGGTTGGCGCCGCGCTATAACGACCTGTCGGCGGAAAACGCGGATAATATCATCAACCATGGCGGCACTGGGGCGGACAATACCTCGATCTGGCTGGTGGTCTGGGGGCCGGATACCGTCCATGGCATCGTGCCCAAGGGGTCTAAGGCCGGGTTGCAGAATAAAGACCTGGGCGCGGTGACCATCGAGAACGTTGATGGGAAAGGGGGCCGGATGCAGGCCTATCGGTCCCACTATCGGTGGGATTGCGGTCTGACCGTGCGCGATTGGCGCTATGTGGTGCGCATTGCCAATATCGACGTTTCGGACCTGGGCACGCTGGAAAACACCAAGGGGCTGATTACCTCGATGATCATGGCCTCGGAACGGATTCCGGTACTGGGGCGGGGGCGGGCCTGCTGGTATACCAACCGCACCACCCGCGAAAAGCTGCGCTTGGGCATCCTGGAAAAGATCAGCAGTAACATGAGCTGGGAAACCGTCGCCGGGAAACGGGTGATGACCTTTGACGACATTCCGGTGCGCACCACCGATGCTCTGCTGAACACCGAGGCCGCTGTCTCCTAACTGGGACGCGGTCTTTTTTTGGTCTGTGGTTTGCGGCGTCCTGTTGGGTGGGGCGCCGTTCTTTTTTGCCCGGAAAGGGAATGCGCGATGATTATCGATAGTCGGAATGAGTTTTGTGATGGCGTGGCTTTGAACACCGGAGCCCCTGGGGTCTATGCGCTGGGGGATGTGATCGACTTGCAGGCCTCGGGCCTGGATATGGGGCAGGGCTCTGGCCTGTCTTTGGTGATCATGGCCAGCGAAGGCGCGACCTCGGGCGGGGCGGCGACGGCCTCGTTCTCGTTGGTGTCCGATGCGGTGGAAACGCCTGCCACCGATGGCAGCGCCACGGTGCATCTGACCACGGCAGTCTTTCCGGTGGCTGCGATGACGGCGGGGACCGTCTTGGCGTCGGTGGTGCTGCCCAATGGGGCCTATGAACGCTATGTCGGCTTGGTGCAGACCACCGGCGGGGCGGCCTTTACCGGCGGGGCGATTAAGGCCTTTTTGACCAATGACCCGGCGGCCTGGACCGCCTATGCCGACGCGGTCTAAGGCGGGATCGGCAACCAGGGAGGCTAGAAAATGGCAGACTATCTGTTGACCGGGGACGCCTTTATTAACGGCGTGCGCCGGGTTAAGGGCGAAATGGTGGCGTTTGATGGCCCGCCATCGAAGGTGATGCGGGAAATCACGCGGACGGGGCCGGTGCTTGAGGCGGCGAGCGAGGCGGTGACCGATGCCCCGGCGGCGAGCGAGCCGGTGCCCGAGGTGGCGACGGGGGCAGCGGCGGACGGCAAAGGGGCGATCCCGCTGCGCAAGCCGCGCCAGAAAGCCGAAGCCTCGACCGAGCAGGAGGGCTAAGGCATGACGACCTCCCCGGTATCGGTGGCAAATATGGCTTTGACCCGGCTGGGGGGGAAGTCGATTGCCTCTTTGGAAGAGCGATCGCGCGAGGCTTTGGTCATTAACCACCTGTTCCAAAACTCTTTGGAAACGGTGCTGCGCGCTCATCCTTGGGGGTTTGCAGGGCGGCAACGGGTTTTGGCGGTGGTTGATAGCCCCCTGAATGGGGCGGGGTGGGCCTATGTCTATGGCTATCCTGCCGACTGTTTGGCGGTGCGCAAGCTGCACAACCCGGTGCCGGGGGGGGATCCCGTCCCCTATGAGGTGACGACGGACGGCAACGGAACACGGGTGATCCTGTCGGACCTCGGCAACGCTGTGCTGCTCTATACGGGGCGGCTGAACGACTTGTCGCGGGCTGATCCGCTTTTTATCGAAGCCTTGTCCTACAAGATCGCGGCAGAGAGTGCGATCCCCCTGACCCAGGACAAGAACATGTGGGACATCATGCAGAAACTCTATCAGGCCGCCCTGTCGCAGGCCCGTACGGTCGATGCCAACGAAGGACAAGCCCGCGCGGCTGGGGTTGCGTCCTGGCTGCAAGCGCGTGGCGTGTAAGAAAGGAGAAGGGCGAGATGGGATTGATGGGCGGGGGCGGAAGCCCCCAGATTGCAACGCCGACGGTGCAGGCAACCAAAGCGCCAACGATGGCCGATAACGCGGTGCAGGAAGCCTATGGGGCGGCCAAGAAACGCTATGCGGCCGCAGGAACCAAAACAACCATCTTGACCAGTGGCAGCGGGGCCAGTGGCACCCCAGCTACGGCGGGAAAAACCCTGTTGGGGCAGTAAGAGATGGCAGAGCGGGGAACGGATTTTAATAGCCGTCGAAAACGCTATTTGCAGCGTTTGAGCGGCCTGAAAAGCGAGCGCGAAAGCTGGATTGACCATTGGCGGCAGGTGTCGGATATGGTCTTGCCGCGCCGGGGGCGGTTCTTATTGAGTGACCGTAATAAGGGCGGGCGGCGCAATAGCAAGATCATCGACAATACCGGCACGCTGTCGTTGCGGACTTTGGCCTCGGGGTTGATGAGTGGGGTAACCTCTCCGGCGCGGCCTTGGTTTCGGCTGGCCTCGCGCTCGCCGGCCTTGATGGAAGACGGCGAGGTCAAGCGCTGGATGGCCGATGTTGAGGGGCTTTTGCGCGAGGTCTTTAACCGGTCGAACGTCTATAACGCGTTGTTTTCGGTCTATGAGGAACTGTCGGCCTTTGGAACGGCGGTGATGCTGGTCTATGAGGACTTTGACAGCGTCATTACCTGCGAAACCTTGACCGCCGGGCAATACTGCATTGCGCCGTCTAAGACCGGCAAGGTCGAGACGCTCTACCGCGAAATGAGCCTGACCGTCGGGCAGGTGGTTGAGGAGTTCGTAGAAACCGCGCCAGGGGAATACGACTGGTCGCGGGTGTCGCCCACCGTGCGCCAGCAGTGGGACAATAACGCCCTGGACGGCTGGGTTGATCTGTTGCAGGTGATCGAGCCTAACCCGGACTATCGGCCTTTGCGGCAGGGGGAGGCAGGGCCTTTGCCGGGGCCGCGCAAGCGGTTCCGCTCGGTCTGGATGGAGATGGGCGGGACTGCCGGGGCGTTCTTGCGCGAGACGGGATTTGACGAGTTTCCGGCGCTTTGTCCGCGTTGGAACTTGGCCGGCAACGATATCTATGGGTCCAGTCCGGCGATGGATGCCTTGGGCGATGTGGAGCAGTTGCAGG